TACATCAACATGGGCGTCTGCGTAATGAACCTTCGGAAGATGCGCGAAGACGGGATTGATGCGAAGGCTGTGCATCTTCTGAACACGAAGAGGTACGCCTTTGCCGAGCAAGACGTTCTGAACGAGCTGTGTGCCGGAAAGAAGATCGTACTCGATCCGAAGTTCAACATCTCTAACTGGACACGAAATTCCGGAAAGACGGTGATCCGCCACTTCGCAGCCGAGAAGGGCTGGCGAGAGAAAGAGATCGTTACGAAATACGACCGCATACCGTGGGCTGAGATTCGAGAGGTAAAGAAGCGTGGCTAAGAAAGCGGCCAAAGACATCAACGGCAAGAAGATCCAGTCCACGCAGTTGGTGTTTGGCGACTTAACGCCGAAGCAGTTGCTCTTCATGCAGGCGAACACGAAGTACGTCGGCTATGGCGGGGCGCGAGGCGGCGGTAAATCCCACGCAGCGCGGTACAAGGCAGTCGGTATGGCGATGCAGTTTCCGGGGATTCGGATACTGATGGTTCGAGCGCACTACAACGAACTCGAAGAGAACCTCATCAACCCGATCCGCCGCTGGGTACCGACGAGCATGTACAGTTACAACGGTTCAAGCCATCTAATCAAGTTCTTCAACGGTTCGGAGATCAAGTTCGGGCATTGGGACAGCGTAGCAGCGGAGAACGAGTACCAAGGCATTGAGTACGACGTGATCTTCATCGACGAAGCGACGCAGTTTTCGGAGCGGACATTCCGATACCTTGCGACTTGCATGCGTGGTTCCAACCCCGACTACCCGAAGCGCATGTATCTCACCTGTAACCCCGGCGGTGTTGGACATCGCTGGGTGAAGAGGCTGTTCATCGACCGTGACTTCCACACCAACGAGCCTGACCCCCGAGCGAACGAGAACCCTGACGACTACTCGTTCATCTTCGCGAAGGTAACGGACAACCCGTACCTGGCGGAGGCTTCGCCGGGATACATCCAGCAGTTGGCCTCGATGCCGCCCGAACTCAGGGCCGCGCATCTTGACGGCGACTGGAATGCGCTTTCCGGCAACTACTTCAAGAACTTCTCGGAGACGAGGCACACATGCCACCCATTCCCGATCCCGAGGAGCTGGCCGAAGTACCGGAGTTTTGACTACGGCCTTGACATGTTCGCTCTCGGCTGGTGGGCGGTGGATACGGATGGCCGGTGCTGGCTGTTCCGGTACTTCGAGGAGAAGAACCTGATCGTGAAGGACGCAGCGGAGAAGGCTTTGGAGAACACGCTGCCGGGAGAAGACATCACGATCACCTACGCGCCGCCGGATATGTGGAATCGCTCGAAAGACAACGGTAAGACCGTGGCGGAGCTCTTTGCCCAGTATCGTCTGCCGGTCGTTCGAAGCGAAAACAACCGCCAGCAGGGGCATTTGATTGTCCGCAACATGCTCCACAACATCCCGCTGACAGACCCGTATGTCATCTCGATGTTCCCGAAGGACAAAGCCCCGAAGAAGATGCCGGGACTGATGATCTTCGACTGCTGCAAGGGCGTCATTGAAGACCTCCGGGACATTCAGGCGGACGAGAAGAACCCAAACGACTGCGCGAAGCAGCCGCATGACGTGACGCACTCCGTCGATATGGTCCGATACTTCTGCGTATCGCGTGTATCCCCGGCGGAGCAAGAGACGGACTTGCCGGAAGTAGAAGACGAGTTCGAGCACCAAGAAGACATGGAAGACTACATGTGCGGCGGTGAGATCACCGAGGCGTACATGGGTTTTGCAGGATAGAAAGGAGAAAACCATGACCGCAGCCGTAATCATCCTCGCAGCCGCCCTTGTCGGCGTTGTGATTTACGCACGCTCCCTTGACAACGCCATCAACGCGATCCTCGACCAGATCGCGGACACAGCGCAGAACGAAGCCGAGTTCCGGCGTGGCTTGAAGAAAGAGATGACGAAGCTCCACTCGTTCTGTACCGATAACGAGAAAGCGGTCAAGGAGCTGGCGGAGAAGCAAGACGAATTTGACAAGCTTGCGGATGAAAGTGTCCGGGCCCAAATCGAGTCCGAGAAGGCTTGGGCAGAGGGCGTAAGAGCCATTGCCGGTTACGGAGCGTCTGTTCCGACGCTGAACACAAGGGGAATAGGAAATGAGTGAAGAGAAACTTGGCCTGTTTGAAGGTGAAGACCGGCCCAACGTCGTTGTGGCTTGGAGCTTCTATCGTTCGGGTCTGACCTTCAACAACCAAATCAACCTCGAAGAGACGGTTAAAAGCAACCGGAACTTCGCAATCGGCAAGCAATGGGAGGGCGTGAACGCCAACGGTCTGCCCCAGCCGGTGTTCAACATCCTCAAGAGGGTGACAGGCTTCATCGTAGCCTCGAACACTACGGACAACCTCAAAGTAAACGTCACGCCGCTTGCCAACTCGCCGAGAACGAAAGAGTTTGTTGAGCCCTCCCGAATCGTAAACGAAGAGTGCGACGCGCTGATGGAGCACAACCGCATCCCGTCGCTTGTCCGGGAGTTCGCGAGGAACGCTGCCGTAGACGGCGACGGCTGCATCTACACCTATTGGGACCCGGATGTGGACTGCGGCAACGGTGTTATGGGCGCTATCAAGTCCGAGACCGTTGACAACACGCGTGTGTTCTTCGGGAACCCGAACGACAAGTCGGTACAGACGCAGCCGTACATCCAGATCGCAAACCGGGAGTTCGTGCGCACGGCCAAGATTCGTGCAAAAGCGAACGGTTCCTCCGAGTGGCAGAACATCATGCCGGATGAAGACGAGAGCAATGCGCAGGACAGCGTGAAGCGTGTCGACAACAAATGTACCGTCATCCTGACGCTCTGGCGAGACGACAACGACGGTACGATCTGGGCGTATGAGAGCACGCAGAGCGTAGAGATTCGGAAACCGTGGAGCCTCGGTATCCGCCTCTACCCCATCTGCTGGCTGAACTGGGATATCGTCTCGAACTGCTACCACGGTCAGGCGATGATCTCCGGGCTCATCCCGAACCAGATATTCATCAACAAGGCTTGGGCGATGTCAATGCTCTCGATCATGCGTACCGCGTGGCCGAAAGTCGTATTTGACAAGACCCGCATCTCCAAGTGGGACAACCGCGTCGGCGGTGCCATCGGTATCAACGGCGGCGACGTGAACTCGGTCGCGAAAGTCATTGACCCGGCTTCGATTGATCCGCAGATCGCGCAGTTCATCTCGCTGGCGGTGCAGCAGACCGAAGAGAGCCTGGGCGCAACCGCGTCCGCGCTCGGCGAAGGCAAAGCCTACAACACGTCGGCGATTCTGTCGTTGCAGCGTGCAGCGGCTACGCCGACGGAGCTGACGAAGCAGAACCTATACGCGGCGGTCGAAGACCTCTTCCGTATCTACGTCGAGTTCATGGCGAACTACTACGGTGTTCGGAAAGTGGACATGGAGACGCCGCAGGAAATCCAGCAGGCTCAGATGTTCGCGGGACTTCCGGCGGAAGACGAGATCACCGCAGCCTTTGACTTCTCGATGCTCAAGCAGTACCCGATGCTCCTGAACATCGACGTAGGCGGTTCGAGCTACTACAGCGAGATCGCGGCGATGCAGACCCTTGACAACATGGTCATGGCTGGGCTCATCACGCTGCCGCAGTACCTCGAACGCATCCCCGACGCGTACTTCCCGAAGCGCAGAGCGCTCATCTCCGAGCTCAAGCAGCAGCAGATGGGCATGCCCGCAAGCCAGGACATGGGCATGGGCAGCGTACCGGGGGTGAGCGATATAGGCGGACCAATGAACGCAAGCCTCGCGCAAGACCCGGAGATCACCGGCGGTCGCGGTTACAGAGCGGCAGCGCGAGCGGTGAACGCACAGTAATTAAGGCGGGACGCCAACGCCTTGATATATAACAAACCACATTCTTTACGCCGGGACGCCAACGGCAGAAAGGAAAGACACCATGGACGAAAACACCAACGCTCAGGTTGAAACCTCTGAAAGCGGTTTCTCCGAAGAAGAAAACGCCGCGTTTGACAGCGGTTGGGACGACAGCGAATCTCCCATGTTCTCGGAAGAAACGGAACCCGAAGCCACTCAGGAGCCGGATGCGCAGCCGGAAGACGAGGCCGACGGATTCGCAGAGGACGAGCCTGACGAGCAGGGCGAAGAGCCCGCAGAAGAAGCGGACACCGAGCCGGAGCCGGAGCAGCAGGAAGAAGCGGGAAGCCAACGCTACAACCTCAAGTTCCTCGGCGAGGAGCGGAAAGTCAGCTTCGATGAGATGCGCGAGTATGCCGAGAAGGGCATGAACTACGACCACGTTAAGGAAGAGCGCGACGCTCTGCGCGAGAAGACCAAGAACATCGAGGAGCTTGAAGCTGCCTCCACGTTCCTGAAAGAACTCGCGGAGAGCGGCGGCACGAGCGTGGAAGAGCTCATGGAATCCACCCGTGCGCGGCTGCTTGTCCAGAAAGCAGAAGCTGAGGGCAAGGAGCTGTCCGAAGAGGACGCACGAGCTCAGGTACGCGCCAAGAACACCAAGCCGGATACCCCGCCCGCAATGACCGAGGAAGAGAAGCGACAGGACGCAATCCAGAGATTCATCCAGCTCTATCCCGGCATCAAGAGCGAGAGCATCCCCCAGTCCGTGTGGGACGAGGCCGAACGCTTGGGCGACCTTATCGGACCGTACCAGAAGTACGAGTCTCAGAAACTCCGCGACGAGATCGCGACACTTAAACAAAACAACAAGAATAGGGAGAGGAGTACCGGCTCGCGGCGCACCGTCGGGGCTACCACCCCGAAGGATGCGTTTGAGGAGGGCTGGGACTCTTAACTCCCGACATAGGAGATTAAGAACATGGCCAATATCAACCTTACCGACGGCGTTATCCATCTCGCCGAAAAAGCCTCTCCGAAGGTCGTAGAGCTCTTCTACAAAGAGTCCTGCACGGAGGGCATCTTCTCCAACGACTATGACTGGACCGGTGTCCGCACCGTGAAGGTCTACTCCGTCGATGACCTCCCCCTGAACGACTACTCCGCCACCGCTGTTGACGGCAGCTCCCGCTTCGGTTCTCTGACCGAGCTTGGCGACACCGTTCAGGAGATGACCGTTGCTCAGGACAAGTCCTTCAACGGCATCATCGACAAGAGCAACAACACCAGCACCCTGATGATTAAG